CAGATCAACAAGCGGCACAGGCAGCAGCCTTTGAACCACAACAAAGATTACAACAGTACGGAGCTGGTCTAGGACAAGTAGCTGGCTTTGGTGCACAGGCTCCACAATTACCAACAGAAGCAGCAAACCCATTAGATAAAGCTCTTGGAACTGCATTAGGTGTTGGTGGATTGTACGCTAAGATTTTTGCTAAACCACAAGTGGTAATAAGATAATATGAGACCATTAAATAGACCAATGTTCAAAATGGGTGGCCCTGTAAAAGAAGGGGTCATGAATGGTATTAAAGAACCACAAGCAACATTTGGTGTTGGTAACAATGCAAATAGAGATCCTAGAACAGGAAGAGAGAAGCACGCTGTATTTCTTGCAGCAGGTATTCCAGCAGCTTTAACAGCAGCAAGGGTTGCCATACCAGCAGCATTAAGAGCGTTTGGTCCAGCAGCAGCTAGAGGTTTTAAAGCAGCCAGAGCTTACAGACCTATGTCAGAAAATTTAGGTTTCTTTGGTAGAGCCAAAGATTTGTTGATGCCTAAATCAGGGCTTGGCGCTCCCATGGCTGGTTCAAGAGCAGAAGGATTAGGATTTAGAACAGGATCGTTACTAAGATCAAACCCAGGTTCAGCTTTTTTATTAGCAGGACAAATTAAAAATACACCAGAAATATTGGAGGGTGCATATAATATTGGAAAAGGCACTGTTCAAGGTGCTGCAAATTATTTATTAGGAACTGAATTTGGTAAAGAAAAACCAGAAGAAATAGTTAAGAAGTCTAACGTAGGTCAAGTTGGTAAAAAGACTGATGATACAAAAGTTGAAAAGACTGGCACAGATGCAAATCAGTTTGATGACGATGGCACTAAAAAATCTACATCGGTTGATAGATTATTAAAAGGTGTTGTAACAAGAGCAAAAAGAGATGCTGCAGCTAATACAGCCATAAAATTTGGTCAACAACTTCGAACAGGTCAAGCATCAATCAAAGATCCTAGCTCTGTAATTGATGTAGCTAGCGGAGAGTTTGATAAAGTATCTGACATACAATCAAAAGTAGACTTAGCAAGAATAGAAAACGAATTAAAGAAACAACAAATAAAAGAACAAGCGATAGCTACAAATAAATATATCGCAGCAGCATCAGCTACAGGTAAACCGGTAGACTTTGTAGCAAGAAAGTCTTTAGGTATTCCAACATCTATAAGTGAAACAGTGGCTATCTTTGAAAAAACACAACCTGGCGTAACTAAAACCCATGAAGGAACAAAAGTAGTTGCATCAGAATGGGCGTCTACAGAGGGTTTAAATTATCAAGGTCCATTAGGTAGTGACGATGATCTTAAAAAAGCGAACAAGATTGAAGAGTTTAAATTAAATCCAGAATCATTTATCTTAGAAAAAATTGAAGAGTTAGATGGTAACGATGGTCTTTATGTATTTGGAACAAACGTATTCGAATATAATAATGGTGTAGTAAAGAAAATTAAAAATTAATTTCAAACCCATAAATTAATGGTGGGTAGGGATATATGGCAAGACTAGACGAAATAACTGTAGGTAAATTTAGTGATAGCACTGACAGAGTCGGTACGTTAGAATCTATCTTTGCTGGTGTTGTTTCAGGTGCCATTGCAATCCCTAAAGGTTTTTTTTCTCTCGGTGCAACATTAATTGATCTTGGTGCCGGTACAAACAAAGCCGCAGAGGTCGAAGCATTCTTTGATGATCTTACAGATTTTGATGAAAAGGCAGAAGCAACGGCTGCGGGTAAACTTACTGAAACATTAGTTAACATTGGTATACCTGGTGGTGTTGCATTTAAAGCTGGATCAAGAATTGCGAAACAAGCCATGGCTGCTAGAAGCGCAGGCACTTATTTTAAACCTAGTAAAGAGTTTGTAGACGTTGCTAAAGGTGTTGGTGAACTAAACGCTAAAGGTAGACGAGTACAATTTTTAGCAGGTGCCGGTGCTGGTGGTGTAGCAGAGGGTGTCTTTGTTGGTGATGTAGAGGGTATCGGAACATTTGGTGATTTACTTGGTGGTCCTACAGAAATAAATAGAGAAGAAGATCAAAAAGATCCTGCAAGACAATTAATTAATAGAATTAAGTTTGGAACTGAAGGCGCATTATTTACAGGGTTACTTGGTGGCCTTGGTAATACGATAAAAAAATTAGCTACACGATCCGATGACCTTGCTAAAAGTCACAATAGGTTTGATCAATTTTTATATAAAGTAGCAACAGGGTTCAGGGCTCGGGGAAAAGTACCTGATGATTTTTTTAGCGCAGAAAGAACACAAGTGGGTGAAAGATCCGCTGACTTAGTTGGCGCAAGAAATATATCTAGAGAACTAGATCAAGACATTGATAAACTATTTCCTCCATTTAAAACGATAGCTAATGCACAGTCTGCAAAAAACAGAGATTTGTTACTTGGTGAAATGAATGATGTATTGTTATCTGGAAAACCCACAATGAACGCTGATGGAATTGTTACTTTTGGTAAAATAGATAAAGCAAAAAGCGATAAACTAATAGCTCAGTTAAAAAAATATGGAGCAACTGATGAAACAGTTACAAGTATACTTGGCAACTTTAGTGTTATTAGAGGTAAGTGGGGAGATCTATTTACTAAACTGGGTAAAACTGGAAGCGGAGAAGATCTTAAAGAATTTAAAGATTTATTTGGTGATAAAGTTTCAGGTTGGTTGGGTGCAACCTATGACAGGTTTCAAAATAAATCAGTTATACCTTACCTTGCTTATAAACCAACACGACAAGCTGTAGATAAGGCTATAAAAGTTTTTCAAGACGCAGCTGAACAAGGAGGAAAACCCATAACAAGGGAAGAGGCGGAATATTTTGTTAATAATGTTTTAAAAACAGCAAGACTACCCAAGGGATTTAAAATGGACCAGCCCTCTGATCCCATGTTTGCATTACCAGATTTTTTTATTAATAGAACTTCTGGACAACAAGCCACTGAAACTTATGTTAATTTAAGCAAACTTACAAAAGAAGCTGACCGAGAAGTGTTTGAAGAATTATTAGGTAAAACCAAAAACCCTATGCAAACTATTCTTGGTGGCACAAGTAGGCTATCATTAATAACTAGACGTAATGAGTTCTTTGATAACTTAATAAAAGTAAATGATAATTTAATTAAAGCAGGTAAAAAACCTTTCTTAGTAAAAACCCAAACAGAAGCAACGGCAGTTTTCGGACCAGATCAATCGCAAGGGTTTAGAAGAATAAATATGGATCCCAATAAAGTTTTAGAGGCCTCCTCAACAAATCCATTAATGAATGCCGCTAAAACTAAAACAGGACAAAATTTAGGTTACTTTACAACAGATGCCATAGCTGATGCTTTAGAAAAAACAAACGTTGCAAACAGAGACACGGGTGCATTTATGAGGGTGTATGAAAATTTATTCTTATATCCTAAAGCAACATCACAAATTGCTAAAACAATTTTATCACCAGTAACACACTTACGAAACTTTATTAGTGCTGGTGCGTTTGCGGCTGCTAACGGTATTATACCTGCTGTAGATACAGCTGCAGTAAAAAGTGCTTATCAAGCATTACAAACACCACTTAAAGGAACAAGACAACAAAATGAATTTTATGAAAAACTTCTTAGACTTGGTGTTGTAAACAGTAACGTAAGATTAGGAGACTTAACACGATTGCTTGAAGATGTAAGATTTGGTGAAACCATGACATCTGATAAGGGGATGCGTATGTTATTAAAACCTTTATCAAAATTAAAACAAGCATCACAAGATTTGTATACAGCTGAGGATGACTTTTGGAAGATTTACTCATGGTCACAAGAAAAGAAAAGAATAGGTGATTCATTAATAAAAGCAGGACTTAAAAAAGGTGACGAGTTTACGGACGCTGCTGGTAACAGTTTTAAATTTACTGATGATTATCTAGAACAAGAGGCAGCTAATATTGTTAAAAACAATATACCTAACTATGATTATGTGGGTGAATTTATTAAAGGTTTAAGAAAGTTTCCTATCGGTAACTTTGTATCTTTTCCTGCAGAAATTTTAAGAACAGGTACGAATATTGTAAGAAGAGGTTTAAAAGAAGTTAATTTTAATATTAAAAGTATCAACGGTGCTGAGGTTAATTTAAAACCTTTTCAATCTATTGGACACACAAGATTGTTTGGCTTTGGTGCAACAACGGTAGCTGTGCCATATGCAACCGTAGAAGCGTTTAAGGCATTGTACGATGTAACAGAAGAGGAGATGCAAGCAATCAAAAGATATGTTCCAGACTGGTCTAAAAACTCTACGATTGTACCCATCAGAACAGAAGACGGTAAACTAAAGTATGTAGATTTCAGTCACGCCAATGCTTATGATACATTAACAAGACCAGTGCAAACAGTGTTGAACGCTGTCGCTGAAGGTAGAACAGATGAAGATGGTATCATGGATGACTTCTTGTCTGGTTTGTTTACAGCAACAAAAGAACTAGGTGAACCATTTATTAGTGAATCTATTTGGACAGAAGCTGCAGCCGATATTATAGGTAGAGGTGGTCGAACGAGATCTGGCTCTAGAATTTATAATGATTTAGATACACCAGGAGATAAAGCACAAGCTATTATGAAACATTTAGTAGAAGCACAAATGCCTTTTTCTGCTGGTCAGCTTAATAGAGTATTTAAGGCAGGACTAAACGAAATAGACGTGACAGAAAAAGGTAAATTTGATAAGTATGGTCAAACGTTTGAATTAGGTGATGAGCTTGCAGGTTTTGTAGGTTTTAGAGCGGTGCCATTAAACCCAGAACGGTCACTTAATTTTAAAATTGCTGACTATCAAAAAGGTGTTAGGGATTCTAGATCCCTATTTACAGCAAAGTCATTACGAGGTGGCCCAATAGATGCAAGAGATATCGTACAAAACTATATCAATGCAAACAGAGCGCTATATCAAACAAGACAAGAATTTCAAAAAGATATCGATGGTGCAAGAGTTTTAGGAATTAGTGAAGGTAATTTATATAATACAGTTACAGATCGTATTTCTAAAATAGATTTTGCTACGATTGATAACGATCAGTTTAGACCACTAGCTATATCAAGAGAAGTACAACAGGCGTTTGCAGAGAATGCTGCAGAGATTGGTGTAGATAATCCATATCTTGAAGCAGCTGGTGCAATCGCTCAAGTGCAGGGTGCACTTAGCGCATTAAGATTAAGTGATGGTGACTTCCCACTTATAGAAAACCCATTATTACCAGAGTCATTCTTTACAGGCCCAAGTGCTTTAAATTTAGGTAATATTGATCAACAAACGTTAAGTAAAACGGGACAAAATAATTCACTTGAGGGCTTAACAACAGCGCAAAAACTTGCTATCCTTTTCCCTAATTAATTATGGCAATAGAACCTAAAAATACACGAGAACATATTTTGGCCCTGTACGGCTACCTAACAGGCGTAAGAAGAGATATATCGCAAATTAAAAATAATCATCTCAAACATATGCATGCAGATATTGACAAATTGGGTGGCAAGGTAGACAAAATCTACTGGGTTCTTTTAGCTACGGTGGGGACTGTAGCCTTATTTTTTCTAGACAAATTTTTAACATAATGAAATTAACTGCAAACATAACTTTAGACGAGCTTACCAAAAGCCAGATAGCAGAGCGTAAGGGTATTAATAATAACCCTAATCCACAACAGATTGAAAATTTAAAAAATTTAGCTATAAATATTTTACAACCAGTTAGATCACATTTTGATAAACCTTTAATTATTTCATCAGGATTCCGTTGTGCTCAGCTTTGCGTAGAAATTGGAAGTTCAGTTAACAGCCAGCATGTAGCAGATGATAGCGCAGCCGCAGCAGACTTTGAAATACCTGGTGTAGATAATAGAGAGCTAGCTCTTTACATCAAAAACGAACTTGAATATGACCAACTCATTTTAGAATTTTACAAAGATAACGAACCGACTTCGGGCTGGATACATTGTAGCTATTCAAGTAACGCAAATAGAAATCAATCTTTAAGAGCACAAAGGATAGATGGTAAGGTAACATACACACCTTGGTTAGAGTAATTACTCTTGGTCGTCGTGCCAACGCTCGTTAATTTTTTCAGCCATCCAAAAAGCAACAGGTATACAGACAATAAAAGTAAACTCAGCTGCTCTTAATATACTAACATCCCATAACTTCATAATAATGTGGTGAACTAAGATAGGTGTAAATCCTCCAACACATAACAAGATCGTCATTCTTATATAAAACGGATATTTCATATCCAATCTTTTAACTCTTCTCCCATGATTTGGGTAGCAATATTTACTTTCTTTCTTAATGATTTTACAATCTTCTCATCAACCGTTTCTTCTGCTATAAAATCTACATATGTCACTTTTTGAACTTGTCCTATTCTGTGCGCTCTGTCTTCTGATTGCATACGTTTTTCGAGATCGTAGCCGTTAGAATAATAAACTACATTACTAGCCTGGGTTAACGTAATACCATAGCCACCTGTAGATGGTGTGCCTACAAAGAATCTACACTCATCTTTGTTTTGAAAACTTTCAATATTAGATTGCCTATGTTCCGGTCTTGTACGTCCATAGTAATCGACAACAGAATTATTTCCATATTGTTTACGTATGGCTTTTACAATAGATTCAACATCGTATTGATAGTGGGCCCAAATAATAACTTTTCCCTCCATCTCTGCTAATACGTCCATAAGTTCTTCTAAACGATTTGACTTAAGTTCTTGAACCGTGCCATCATCTGATGTGAAGTGACCACAAGTAATTTGATGTAGTCTCATCAGCTGTGTTAATACTGTGGCTGTGGACATAGTCTTGCCGTTAAGTTCTGCTAGTGCAAGTTGTTTCATTTGTTTATAAACTTTCTGTTGGTCTGGTGATAACTGCACAACTCTCTTCATAAATATTTTATCCGGTAGATCTAAACAATCATCTTTTAATACACGGTATGAGAAGGGTTTTAGTTTCTCTGACAACTCACTTAGGTTACGATAACCCACCACAATTTGAACAGATCGTCCACCAAAATTTGCCGTCCTCATGATCGCGTATCTTGTTCTAAATGTATAGTAAGACCCATGACCTAGTAATTCTTCTAATAAGAAATCACATTGCTTATAAAGATCTAGGGGTGATTTAGTTACAGGTGATCCTGTTAATATTCTTCTGTATCTACTTAACTTAGCAAGTTCACATATATTCTTGGTTCTTTTAGCATCGGGGTTCTTGATAGTTGTAGACTCGTCAATAGCCATCAATGTTCTGTGACTATTTAAAAACTTTTTAGCAAACTCACAACCCTTTGTTGTAGAAAAAGACTCTACATTCATAATTAAAATATGTAGCTTTTCATTAGTCTCAAACAAACTAGATAATCTTTGTTTCTGTTTCTTTGTTATTGTAGCTTTCCACAATACGTTGGTTTTTTCTATGTGGTCAGGTAGATGATCAGGAACCTGATTTAAATACCAAGTGCCCACAACACCTTTCGGTGCCACAATTAAGGCACCATCTATCTTACCTTTGTCATAAAGCATGGCTATATTATCTATTAATACTTTAGATTTTCCGGTACCCATTTCCATGAAGTACGCAAAAAATTCTTTGTCCCAAGACATTTCTAAAGCCTTGAGCTGATGCTCATACGGTTTTGTTTTAAATTTATAATTCATCTTTCTATTGACATTCATACTATATGGTTTATTAATGTCAAGTATGAAAGACGATAGAAAGCAGGATTACTCAAATGTTAAGCAACCACGTATACCTAAAGTATATGTCTTGCAAGAAGTAGCGGGGACCAGGGATGGTCGTCCTAAATTTAATATTATGGGTGCTTCTCAATATGGTAAGTTAGAATTTCTACTACCAGAACTATCGCAAATAATCTTTTCACCAGGTCCATTAATTTTTAAATTAAGAAAACTGTTGAGAGATTATAGACCCACTGATTATGTTTTACTTACAGGTGACCCTGCAATAATAGGTGTAGCCTGTTCTATCATATCAGAATTAACAAATGGTAAATTTAATTTGTTAAAATGGGACAAACAAGAAAAAAGATACTATCCAATTGAAATCAATTTATATGAGAAAGGAGAAATTAATGAATAGTATAGACTTCGAACAAGACAAAACAAAAGACCTGGCTTCTGCAGATAATGCAGGTGAGCTATCAACACAGGTCGTTAGATTGCAATCTTTAGAGGATCAAATCAAAGATCTAGAGATGCAACTAAAAGATAAAAAGCGAGAAGCAGATAAAGTTTCGGGTGAGGTAATTCCTACAATCATGCAGGAAATGAACATCTCATCTCTTAAATTAGCAGACGGTTCAGCTGTTGAAGTTAAACCTGTCTACGGTGCTTCTATTCCTATCGCTAAGAAGGAAGAAGCATTTAAATGGCTTCGTGAGCACGGCTTAGGTGATCTTATCAAAAATGAGATAACCGTTGCCTTTGGTCGTGACGAAGATAACAAGGCACAGCAATATGCTGTCCTTGCGCAAGGTCAAGGGTACGAACCCGTCCAGAAATTAAAGGTCGAACCCATGACACTTAAAGCACTAGTCCGTGAGCGTATCGAGGCTGGACAGGATATGCCAGCGGACTTGTTTAACGTGTTCTCAGGCAACAGAACTAAAATAACAAGGAACAAATAATATGGAAACAGGAAACGTAACAAAAAAAACTGCTAGCCTACCTGCCAATGTAATGGAACAGGATGCTGGAAAAGGTTTAGGTACGTTAGGTCAAGAAGACTTAGCGCTGCCTTTTTTGAAAATCCTTGGACAGTTATCACCCGAAGTAAATAAAAGGGATGGTAAGTATGTCGAAGGTGCAGAACCAGGGATGATATACAACTCTGTATCACATCAATTGTTTGATGGTGAGAAGGGTATCAATGTCATACCTTGTTTTTACAAACTTGAATATGTCGAGTGGAAAGATAGAGGTGAAGGTTCTGGTGCGCCAGTAACAGTACACCCGTCTACATCTGACGTAATCAGTAAAACAAAACCGGATGCAAATTATAAAGACAGATTACCAAATGGTAATTACGTAGAAAAAACTGCGAGTCATTATGTAATTGTAACTGGTGACAGCCCATGTACAGCGTTGATTACAATGAAATCTACACAACTAAAAGTTAGTAGAAATTGGAACTCAATGTTGTCAAGCCTAAGACTAAAAGGTAAGAGTGGTAATCTCTATCAACCACCTGCATTTAGTCATATTTACAATCTAGCAACAACTCAAATGTCAAATGATAAGGGCACTTGGTTTGGTTGGAAAGTTAATAAGGTGGGTCCAATAGAAGACGCAGCTCTTTATCAACAAGCGAAAGCGTTCTCTGAAAACATTTCCAAAGGACAAGTAAAAGTCAAACATGGAAATGAATCAGCAGAGAAAGATTCGATTATTTAGGACTTCCCTCGTTGGAAGAAAGGGCGGTGATGGGAGACTGGACCCGCCCTTTAAATAATTATGGATAATTTATTTTCTAAATATTTCGCTGGTTATGATCTTGCGTATGGTCAAGCCGACATGAGTCGCCTTGAGATAGATCCCATTACTAAAAAACAGAAACCAAGTTATCGTTGGAATGATGAGGATATAACAGACCAAGTCTACAACGAACACTTGGCTGGAGAAAGGTCGATTGGTATCCAACCTTGTACTAAGGATGGACTAGCAAGGTTTGGTGCTATCGATGTCGACTTCAAAGATTATGAAAAGTACGACCGTAAAAAGTTTTTTGATACAATACAGAAGTTTGATTTACCATTAATACCTGTGCTATCTAAGAGCGGTGGTATGCATCTTTACATTTTCTTAAAAGATTTTATCAGCGCAACAGTCTTAAGATCTTTTCTAAGCAATCTGTTGCCACTATTTAAATTAAAATACGACACAGAAATATTTCCAAAACAAACTCGACTCGTCAAAGATTCTGAGACAGGAAAAATAAGTAAGGGTAATTTTATTAACCTACCTTATTTTAAAAAATCAGAAAGAATAGCTTTAAATGTAGATGGAACTAAATTTTCTTTTGAAGAGTTTATTAAAGTTGTGGAAGCTAATCTTGTAGCAGAAGACGGTCTTAAAAAAATAACGGATAGCATTGACGCGGTGGCTATGCAAGGTGTTGATGATATATTTAGAGAGGGTCCACCCTGTTTAGCTGAACTATCGAAACTAACCAAAGAAGATGGTTTCGATGGCAAAGATAGATTTCTTTATAACTATCATGTCTTTGTAAAATTAAAGTATGAAGAGAACTGGGAGCAGATGGTTATGGATGCACCCGTTAAGTTTTTTTCAGGTGCCAATGCACACGCATGGGATAAAAATAAATTAAAAGCTAAACTAAAATCATGGCGAGATACATATAAAGGATACACATGCACACAGAGTCCTATCAGTGATTATTGTAAAAAAGGTATATGTGTAAAAAGAAAGTTTGGTGTGCTGTGTGGATCTAAAGGTAGCTATCCAATCCTTACTAATTTAGTCAAGATTGATTTAGAACCGGACGCAGAATACACGTTTGATGTTACTCTGCCCGATGGTGAAGATGTACGAACAGTGCATTGTCGAAACGTAGAACACGTTAACGATCAAAGAAAAAGACGTAACGCCATATCAAAGTACGCAGGTTTTCCACCACCTATGATTAAGTCTAATGATGATCAAAAAGTTTTAGAAGATCTTTACAGAACACTAACAGTACAAGATCCACCAATAGGCACAACGCCAAAAGAAAAATTACATGATCAATTACATCAAAAGATAAATGGAGCAAGAGCACAGAATGACGTTAGTTTTAAATCTGGTGGTGTATTAATTGATGATGAGTTTGCTTATTTTAAATTTGCTAACTTCTATAACAAGCTAAAGAATAATGGATGGAAGTATCCTGAGGATAAAACGGGCGTAATGATACAAGAGTTCTATAAAGATTGCAATATAGAATTTATTGAAGAGAAGAGATTCCCATCACAAAAGAAAGGTGAATACAATACACCAACAAAACATTTAATTAAGATATCTATTGAAAAATTTAAAAGCGTAAAAATTTTACACAATAAAATTAATTACGATCAGGAGATTATATGATTAGAAAGATATTGGGTCCTCCTGGTACAGGTAAGACAACAAAATTATTACATTATGTAAGGACACTGGCTAAGTTTGGTACACCACTACACAGAATAGGTTACTTTGCTTTTACTAAAAAAGCTGCAGGCGAGGCAAGAGGACGAATGTTAGATAAACACCCAGAGCTAGAAGATAAAGACTTACCCTACTTTCAAACATTACATTCATTTGCATTTAATCTTTTGGGTATGAAAAAAAGTAACGTTATGCAGAATGAAGACTATGCAGCCATAGGGAGAGAAGTAGGTATTGAAGTATCTGTATTCTCAAATGGTGAAGACAGCACAGGTTTTATAGATTCAAACAGTGAATATTTTAAACTTATCTCTGCAGCTAAAATAAAAAACCTATCGATCGAAGAAGAGTTTAACAGCAATATGTATTCTGAAGATCTAGACTTTGAGATTGTAAAGATCCTAAAATTAGAACTAGACAATAGAAAGGAAGCTTTTAAATTAGTCGACTTCAACGACATGATAGAAAAATTTATATCTCGTGCAGATGAATTATGCCCAACGTTTGATATTGTGTTTATAGATGAAGCACAGGATCTATCACCTATACAATGGAAAATGTATGATGAACTAAAAAATAAATCTAAACATGTTATTTTAGCTGGTGATGATGATCAAGCTATTTATGGTTGGGCTGGAGCCGATGTAGAACGATTTCAAAAAGAACCTGGTAAGGAACGGGTATTACCAAAGTCCTATCGTGTTCCACAAAGCATACAATCGATAGCCAATAAAATATTAGATCGTATACCTAATCAGAGACGAATACTTAAAACATGGCAGCCACGTAAAGAAACAGGCAACATATATCCTGAATCTTATTCTTTACAAGAGATACCAATACAAGACGGCAACTGGTTAATATTAGCAAGAACAAATTACAGATTAATTAATCTAATGCCGGACTTACAATCCATGGGTATTTATTATGAATACAAAAACAAGAAAAGTTTTTCTGAAAAATTGTATAGGACCATAATTAATTGGACACGCTATGTAAAAGGTGAAGAGTTAAATGAAGCTGAGATTAAAGATATTCTAGAATATACAGAGTACACAACTATAAGGGAGATAGATAAAGATTTAAAATGGTATGAATTGTTACAACTGGATATGGATGACAGCCTATACATAAGAAAGATGTTAGAAAGAAAAGAGCCATTAAGCAATAAACCAAGAGTTAAATTATCTACCATACATGCAGCAAAAGGTGGGGAGGCTGATAATGTTTTACTGGTATTAGATATGTCCAAACGTACTTTAGAATCATTGCAGAGAAGCGTAGAGAAGCAAGATGAGGAACATAGAGTTTGGTATGTTGGGGTAACTCGAGCAAAACAAAATCTGTATTTCATTGCAGGAAAAAATAAGGAGAGAAGTTATGACGTCGAAAGTTTGGGATAAACAAATTGCAGGATCTCACTACAGACATTTTAAGATTCAGCCCAGTAAGTTTGTAGTAGAGAATGAGCTTTTATTCCCGGAAGGATGTGCTATAAAATACATTTGTAGACATCGTTTGAAAGGAAAAAAGCAAGATCTAGAAAAGGCAATACACTTTATAGAAATGATTATTGAAAGAGATTATTCAGAAGACACTACCACAAAACCCCTGCCACCAGGATTTACATTAAAAAAGGATAGCAATGAGAATACCTAAGTTTGAAGCACAAACAGAATGGAATATTCCTACAGAGTTTCCAGATCTTAGACAAGTAGAAGAAATAGCAATTGACTTAGAAACAAAAGACCCGGATCTAAAAGAAAAAGGATCTGGCTCTGTTATAGGTAATGGTGATGTTATTGGTATTGCTGTTGCCACGACTGGTTACAAAGGATACTTCCCTATCGCACACGAAGGCGGGGGAAACATGGATCGTAAAAAAGTTTTAGAGTGGCTCAAAGATATTTTAGAATCACCATCAACAAAAGTATTTCACAACGCGATGTATGATGTCTGTTGGTTAAGACAATTAGGTTTTAAAATAAATGGTGACATTGTTTGCACTATGATAGCTGCAGCCATTACAGACGAGAACAGATTTAGATATGATCTTAATAGTTTATCTTGGCATTATTTAGGTTACGGTAAGAATGAAGGTGCCTTAGCTGAAGCTGCATCGGAGTGGGGCATTGATCCAAAGTCTGAAATGTACAAGCTACCCTCTATGCATGTAGGATCTTACGCTGAACGTGATGCTGAGATTACATTAGGTTTATGGCAAGAGATGAAGAAAGAAATTCTACATCAAGATTTGGAAGACATATTTGATTTAGAAACAGAACTATTTCCATGTCTTGTAGACATGAAGTTTAAAGGTGTGCGAGTTGATTTAGATAAAGCACATCTAATGAAGAAACAATTAGTGAAAGAGGAAAGAGATTTACTAACAGCTATTGAAAGAGAAACAAATGTTAGGCCACAGATATGGGCTGCAAGATCTATTGCAGAAGTCTTTGACAACTTAAAAATACCATACGAAAGAACACAAAAAACTTCAGCACCAAGCTTTACTAAAAACTTTTTACAAGAACACGAACATCCCGTGGTAAAAATGATTGCAAA